GGTTTAACTGCTTTAACCGTATCAGATGATCAAGGCGAATATGCTGGGTCACCTATTTCAATCTCAATAGCAACACGATAAAGGAAACATTATGAAACTTTGTGTAAGATGCAAAGTGGAAAAAGAAGATAGTGAATTTAAGCAATTAAAAACTAGGCTTAATTCATGGTGTCAATGTTGTTGCAAAGAGCATAAAAAAGAATGGTATCAAAAAAATAAAGCATCAGAATTAGTAAAAGCAAAAGAATATCATCATGCTACTTATGCAGAAAAACGTGAGCATAAAGTACAAAAAGCTACAGAATGGGTAAAAAATAACCCAGAAAAATATAAAATAAATGCCAAGAAATGTTACGAGAAAACAAAATCTAAAAAAATGGCATACGCAGGAATGAGAAGGGCTTTAGCAAGAAATGCTGTACCATCATGGTTTGATTCTGTTAAACAAAGTATTGATGGCATTTATGCAATGAGAGATTGGATGAATTTAACGATGTTTGGTATTAAATATGAGGTAGACCATATCATTCCATTAAAAAATAATTTTGTATGTGGACTTCATACTCCAAATAACTTACAAATCATTTCGCAATTTAACAACAGAAGCAAACAAAATAAATTTAAGGAGTATTAATATGTCTGAAATGAGTAACTATCTAGAGGCAGCTCTAATCAATGTAACGCTACGCGCTACAGCTTACACAGCACCAACAACAATCTATGTAGCACTTTACACAAGTGACCCTACAGATGCTAACACAGGTACAGAAGTATCTGGTGGCTCTTACGCACGTACATCCGTAACATTTGCTGCACCATCTAACGGTGCTAGTCTATCTAACGCTGACTGCACATTCCCACAGGCTACAGCCTCATGGGGTACAGTAGGTTGGATTGGCTTAATGGATGCATCAACATCAGGCAATCTTTTATACCACACTCCATTAGACGTATCTAAAGCAATTGATACTGGCGATATATTCAAAATCGCTTCAGGTAGCCTTTCAGTAACATTATCTTAGGGGTAAGTTATGCCTCTTATAGTCAAGGATAGGGTACAGGAAACATCTACCACTACTGGTACTGGCACTCTTACACTTGCCGGTGCTGTTAGTGGCTTTCAAACATTTTCCTCTGCAATAGGTAATGGTAATACAACTTACTACGCTATCGTAGGCGGTTCTGAGTGGGAGGTAGGACTAGGAACTGTTGCTGCCGGTACATTGGCTAGGACTACAGTTATTGCATCGTCTACAGGCTCTGCTGTATCGTTTAGCGCAGGTACTAAAAACGTATTCTGTACATATCCTGCTGACCGAGCTGTAGTTGAAGACGAAACGCTTACTGCTTACGCTCCACAACTTGCTGCATCAAATGGTCTAGTGCTAAACAACATGACAATCAGCGCAAACTACACAATACCTACAGGCTACTCTGCTAGTTCTGTTGGCGCAGTAACCATCAATAGTGGTGTAACAGTAACCGTGCCATCAGGCAGTCGCTGGGTAGTTCTTTAAGGAAACAATATGGCTTCAATTATTAATGCCTCAACGAGCGGTGTAGGTGGTGTAATTACTACTGCCGACAATAGCGGTGATTTAAACATACAAAGCGGTGGCTCTACTAAGATTGCTGTGACATCAGCAGGTGTAGCGGTAACTGGATTAAGCAAAGGCTCTTTGCCTACTGGTAGCGTGTTGCAAGTGGTTAATGTTATTAAAACAGATAAGTTTTCAACATCAAGTACTTCATTTATTGATGTAACAGGTCTTACGGCATCAATTACACCGACTAGTTCTTCCAGTAAAATTTTAGTTTTTGTTGATGTAAAAGGTGTATCTAGTACAGCCACTACTGGCTCAAGTGAATCTGGAATTATTTTACTTAGAAATGCTACTTCTATTGCAGTTTCAACTGGAATGGTAGCTAACTTTTCAGGTCAATTATCAGGAAGAAATACTGGCAGTACAGCAGTTACATTTACATCATCATTATCTTATTTAGATTCTCCAGCTACAACTTCTGCTACAACATATAAAATTCAAGCTAGAGCAGCAGCAGGTACTTTGTATATAAATACTGATGAGGATTTATCTTATGTTGGTAGTGTGTCTACAATAACATTGATGGAGATAGCAGCATGAGTGATTCTTTAAGAAAACTATATCCAAATATCGTAACGACTATAGGTGACGAAGCCTTTGATGCTGACGGTAATCAAGTCACATACGACCTAGCCTTAGTTCAAGCAGAACAAGCAGCAGAAGCCAAGCGTCAAGAGGCACTAGCCTACTTAAGCCAAACAGATTACATGATGACAGCAGACTACGATAAAGACACAACAGCAGTTCGTGCATTAAGGGCTGAAGCTAGAGCAGTTATACGAGGAGTAGCATAATGTCAAGTATTATAGTCGCAGGAGATGTTTCAGGTAGTGTTTCGCTAACCGCCCCATCAGCAGCAGGGTCTACGGTTATCACTCTGCCAGCAACAAGTGGCACTATGGCATTAGCAGGTGGTGCAGTATCAGGAACTACAGGAACATTTAGTGGAGCTTTATCTGCTACTACAGGAACATTTACTGATGAAGTAACAATGCCTGTATTAGGTGTGAACACAACAGCAGCATCTACTGGCACTAGATTTATTATTAATGGTGATAATGCTTACGATGCTGGCATGACAATTACTGCTGGTGGCACAGCTATAGCTAACATTGGTTCATACGCTCAATTTATTAGTGGAAGTGCATCAAATTTATTAATTAAAGGCTATGGCCCAAGTTATACAGCAGTTATAACTAGCACAGGTGGCGTTGCTTTAAATAGTGGCGCGACTTCTTGGTCAGCATTATCAGATGAGCGATACAAAGATATTATTGAGCCTATTACAAATGGTGTAGTTAAAGTAAATTCTTTACGAGCTGTTATTGGTAAATATAAAACAGATGAAGAAGGCAAAAGACGCTCATTTTTAATAGCGCAAGATGTGCAAGCTGTATTGCCTGAAGCGGTAACAGAATATACTGAAGAAGATGGTAAATTAAGTTTGTCTTACACAGATGTTATTCCATTGCTTGTATCGGCAATCCAAGAACAACAAGCCCTAATAGAAAACTTAACAACACGACTAGCTGCGTTGGAGAATAAATAATGGCTATAGTTTTAGATGGAACAGCAAATACGGTAACACCTTTAAGGGGAGTAATATAATATGAGTGTTATTATTGCAGGAACTTCTGGTGTTACATATCCAGATGGAGTTCTCCAGCCGACAGCTTCAATTGGGGTTGGACAGACTTGGCAAAATGTAATTGGTAGTAGAAGTTCTGGAACTACTTACACAAATAGCACAGGTAGACCGATTATGGTAACTGCTGCTCCTAATATAAGTGGGTTTACTGTAGTTTGTGCAGGAATCACTTTAATATCAACAGGGAATAATGCAGGGTTTTCATTTATCGTACCAGACTCCACAACATATTCAATTACAGGAACTATCAATAGTTGGGCGGAGTTACGATAATGGAAAAGATAATCGCTAAACTTAACGCTTTCTTAAGCCAATTCTGCATCGTGTGCAAGATACCTTGTGACAAGCAAATGCATTTCCTATCAGGTTTCATCATTGCGGCGGTATTAACACCGTTTATTGGGGCTTACTCCATCCTAGTGGTGGCTGTAATTGCTGCATTAAAAGAGATATACGACTACCTACATCCTGAGTCACATACTGCTGACTTTTGGGATTGGGTAGCAACCACATTAGGTGGCTTAGTAGGTTTTGTTGCAGTAGCCTTATTAGGATAAATTATGTTTGGATTTGCAGCATTTTCACAGATACCATATAGCTCACTAGCCAGCCAAGTAATCTTAGCAGCAGCAAGTGTTGATGGTAGTGCATTAGTTACTGCAAATGCTTATGCGATTCGTACAGGTCAAGCTGTTATTACAGCAAATGCTGTTGTTGAAGCAAATGCAGCTACAGTTAAGTCAGCAAACGCTCAAATTGTCGGCAATGCGCTTGTTTTAGCAGATGGAGTAAGGGTAAGAGTAGGGGTAGCAAGCATTAATGGCTTGGCAAGTGTTTCTGCAAGTTCTAGTGTAATTTACAGCGCAAATGCTATAATAACAGCTAATGCTACAGTACAAGCTACGGCTTACAGGATTAGAAGTGCTGCTGGTGCAATAACTGGCACGGCTACAGTATCAAGTGACTCAATAAGAATACGCACAGCATCAGGCTCGGTAGTCGGGATTGCTACAGTTACGGCACTTGGTGGTGTTCAATACAGCGCAGATGCACATATTAATGGCATTGCTACTGTAAATGCTAATGGTAGCGCAATATGGTACGGATTAGGCGCAATTACAGGTAATGCTACAGTAACAGCAGTCGGTATTAATTTAGGTCATAACTGGACACCAATGCCTGAATCAGAAAATACTTGGACAGATACATCAGTAGGCTCAAATACGTGGGTAGAAACACCAGTAGGCAATAATACATGGCTTTTAAAGGGATAAATCATGAGTAAGAATAAGATAAGTGAGTGGAGTGCAACGGCATCCAATAATACAGACATTGGTGGCATAGATATTGCTGAAGGTTGTGCGCCATCTGGTATTAATAACGCTATCCGTGAATTGATGGCTCAAGTTAAAGACCAGCAAACTGGTACAGATGCTGATAACTTTACCGTAGGTGGCGCTTTAGTTGTTACAGGTAATACAACTTTATCTAGCACATTGACTGCTAATAGCTCTGTTGGTACTTCTGGTCAGCTCTTGACATCAAGGGGTGCTAGTTTATCACCAGAATGGACAACATTGACTGCATTTGTTTCTGGCATGATTATGATGTGGTCAGGCTCTATTGCAACTGTTCCTAGTGGATGGTATGTATGTGATGGAAATAACTCAACACCAGACTTACGAAATAAATTTGTTATTGGCTCTGGTACTGGTGCAACTTATGCCGTAGGTGCTACTGGTGGTAGTGCAGATGCTGTAGTAGTAAGCCATACTCACACGGCAACATCAAGCGTATCAGATCCGACACATAATCACCCAACACAAGGCTTTACAGGTAATTTGAGTGGTAGTAATAATGCACCAGTATATAATGGTGGATATAATCAAGGAACTGTAGCAAATAATGCAGCATCAACTGGCATTACCGTATCAACATCTATAGCTTCTGCTGGTGTAAGTGGTACAAATGCTAACTTACCTCCATATTATGCTTTATGTTACATAATGAAGGCTTAAAATGGCTACTCAGCGCATAGCTTTTACAGAATGGACACCAGACTTAGCCGGTGTTGCTGAAAACTTGTCCGTTGCACAGAATGTAGTTCCTACTGCATTAGGTTATAGTCCATTCCCGTTAGCCGTAGATTATTCTGCTGCTGCAAGTGAAGACCTTAATAATACTTTTGCTGCTCGTTTTAGTGCTACTACCAGTATATTTGCTGGTGGTGCTACCAAGCTATTTAAGTTTGATGGTGGCGATTTAAGCATGGATAACGTATCTAAAACTGGCAACTATAGCAGCGTAGTCAAATGGAACTTTACCCAGTTCGGCAATACTGTTATTGCAGCTAATAACGTCAATAAACTACAAAGCTACACACTAGGATCAAGTTCAATATTTAGTGATTTAAGCGTAGATGCGCCTGTAGCTAAGTACGTTACAGTCGTGCGTGATTTTGTTGTAGCTGCTAACTTAGATGCTGGCAGTAACTCAAACAAGGTTCAATGGTCTGACATCAATGACGAGTTTGACTGGGTATCAGGTGGCGCATCACAATCCGATTACCAAGTAATTGCCGATGGTGGCAACATTACAGGCATGACTGGTGGTGAGGTTGGTCTTATATTCTTAGACCGTGCTATCGTGCGTATGTCTTACATTGGCTCACCTTTATTCTTCCAATTTGACACGATTAGTCGTGGTGTTGGTTGTGTTGAAGGCAACTCTGTTGTGCAGTATGGTGGCATGAGCTACTTCTTAGGTGCTGATGGCTTCTATTCATGCGATGGCTCTACAGTAACAGCAATTGGTACGCAAAAGGTAGACTCATGGTTCTATGCTAATGCTAACCCGTCTAAACTTAACCTAATGTCATCAACCATTGACCCAATTCGTAAGATTGTGGTCTTC